AGCAGGCTGAGGGTTTTGCTCGCAGTGACGAGAAGGGCAAAAAGATCCGGGACTATATGACTCGCCTGCAGGGTGAGATCAACGACACCGAATCCATGATCACCAGCCTGGCCGGCACGATTGAGGGAGCAATTGGGGGTGCCATGAGTAGCGCCATCATTGGCGTTATCAACGGCACGATGACAGTTCAGGAAGCGATGTCGCAGATGTTCGCCAACATCGGAGCTGCCTTCATCGAAATGGCAACTCAGATGATCGCCAAAGCCCTGATTATGAAGGTGCTGGGAATCTTCGGCGGCGCTGTCGGTGGGGGCGGCGGGGGGTTCGGCGGTTTCACCGGAGGAGGGCCCTTCTCCTTCCCCAGCGGTGGAGGTTTCAACGGTTTCGCGCCAGGGCTACCCAAGCTTTACGCGAAGGGCGGCTTCGTCACCGGCCCGACCCCAGCTGTGGTGGGTGAGGCCGGCAGCGAGTATGTGATCCCCGCCGGCAAGATGCCGGAGGCCATGAATCGCTACGCCGCTGGGCGCCGTGGCTCGAGCGTTATCCCCGACTCCAGCGGCGGCGCAGGCGGCGGTGCTGGTGGTGGGGGCAGCACCTTCACCCTGGAGACGGTGGTAATCAACAACATCGAATATGCCACTGTCGAGCAAGTCCGTGCCATGGGCCAGCAAGCTGCCCGCCAAGGCGCTGAAGGCGGCTATGGCAGAACCATGAGCGCCATGAAGAACAGTCGGTCCACCCGCTCTCGCCTGGGGATGCGCTGATGACCATCGAAGCCCTCTCAAACTTCATCACCATCAGCGACCGCAGCGGCGTGGTGCAGCACCGCTATCAGAACGGCAAGGTCGGTAGCACCATCGCCCTGGATGGGGCGAACTTCTACTTCCTTAGCTACTTCTACCGGGGTGCGGCCAAGAACCGCACCGGCGACAACCTCGAAGCCGAGCTAACCCTGGCCAGTAACGCGGTGGCGATGAACATCGCCCACGAGGCCGTGCGCAACAAGTGGATGGTGGAAGTCAAGACCTGCTCGATGCACCCCACGACTTGGGCGGTGGGGCGCGTGATCACCCGCGAGATCTGGCTGGCGGCATCGATGAGCTACGACGCAGAGAAACTGACGGTGCTGCTGAGCAGCGGCATCGACGCTGTGGGCGCCACCGCCCCGACTCGCACCCTGACCACCGCCAAGGTGGGGATGCTTCCCAGCACCGCGCAGATCAGCAACCGTTAGATGCTGCCGCATGAGCTGGTGGGGCTTCGCTACAGGTTGGGCGCCACGCCTGAGCGCCACGGCTCCACCGACTGCATTGGTCTGGCGCGTTGCGTCCTGGCCCATTACGGCATCGCTACGCCTCAACCAACACGGGGCTGGTATCGGCGGTTGCGGCAAGGCGACACCAGCATCTTTCGAGAGCAGTTGCAGCAGTGGGGATGCCAGATCGCTAAACCTAGACTGGGAGCAGTTGCCCTCTGCCACGGAGAACACGGCTATGGGCTGGCAGTGTGGTGGGAGGAAGAAAGCGGATGGCTGAGCTGTCGGGGGGATCAAGTGTGCTGGACACCACCTGCAGCGTTGCCGGTGTGCGAGATCTACTGCCCTACGAACTACAGCTCTGCGAAATCGTCGGCATAACGCCTGAGGAGTACCTGCATTTTCAGCGGCTGTCTGATGCTTACGACGGCAAGCGGGCGGAGGAGTATGAACATCTGCCTGATGTTCAGAATGGTTTTCTTGTCCCAATCATTATCAACCTCGTTATTGGGGTTGCGTTGTCTGCAATTGGGGCGTTGCTGGCGCCAAAGCCAAGGACGCCAGAGGCCACAAAACAGGACGCCCCTCCACAACTGCAGACTGCTGATGTCACCGGCGCCAAGCGATTCACCGCTAACACCGCCTTTGACAGCATCCAAGAGCTGGCAAGCCTTGGCGAGACGGTGCCGCTGGTGTTCACCAACCGCTTTGGGGATGTAGGTGGCATTCGCGTCAAGACGCTGCTGCTCTGGTCTCAGCTGCTCAGCGAAGAGATCGGGCAGCAACTCAAAGCGGTCCTGCTGCTGTCATCTGGGCAGTTGGCAGCCGCACCTGACTTTGCGGGCTATGCCATCGGCGATCAGACCCTCAAGAACTACACCAACGCCAAGGTTGGCCTGTACCGGCAGCTAAACGGCGGACGCTTCACTGAGTCGGATCGCTATCCCGAGGGGACGATTGCAGCATCCCCCTCGGCCGATGTGTTCAGCATCTACGACGACGGCAGCGACTCCTACCAACCATGGTTTAGCGGCACCCGCTCCCCATCAACGCAGACGCAATTCGGCTGCTTCAACCCCATGCCCAATGGGACGCCGTATCGGTTGCAGTACGAACTGGTGCAGATCGGTGATGCCATTGAAGGGCCGGCCAGAGACGATTCGCAGCGCAAACGGCAGAAGCTCGCCAGGGACTACGCGATGCGGGCCGGCATCACAGCATCCTCTGCTACCAGCTGCACCTACACGATCACCGGCGGGCAGGAGGATCCCAACGCTTACCCCCCTTGGGGCTTGACCGACGTGAACTCTGCCGTCGAGGACCTGCGGGCCTCCGCCGACGAGCAGATCAATCTCGGCAGCCTGTACATGGCCGGCACCGCCCAGGCGGTCTGCACCACCATCAGCTCCAGGGAGGTGTGGAATCTCGGCACTGCCAAGACCTTCACCTTCAAGGTGGAAGAGCCTGGAGACATCCCCCAGTTCAACCCAGAGGGCACTGACAACAAGCCCTACGGGATGGTGCTGCAGCGGCTGGCGGTGGCCACTATCGCCAACAACCGCAAGTGCGACATCACCGAAATCGGCATCAAGTCCACTGTCTGGAAGCAGCTCAACGGTTTTCCCAATGTCAACAGCCAGCCTGGCCCTGAAACACTCAATTACTACCAAACCAAGAATGGCAACATCCAACTTGGAACGATCCAGCGCTACCACAAGCGGCTGAGCTTCTTCAAGCTGCAGGTGCGCAAGCTGGGCAGCAGCGGCATGGCCTGGACTGCACTAGACGGCGGCAATCTGTTCTGCGTCAAAGGGCGCACACCACAACCGCATTACAACTTCATTCGCATCAACCACCCCCGTGAGCAGTACGAGTTTCGCCTGGTTCCTTATCCAGGCGGTGGCGTTTATAAGTATTGGCGCAATAAGTCTGTCTATGTCTTAGGCGGACTGACGCTGCAGCGTTTCTCCCGCGACGGGTTTGTTGTGAGCTTTAACGGCACCTTGCGCAGGCTAACCATTAGTGAACTGAGCAACCCCGACTGGATTGTGGGCAACGCGCCGCCTGATTTGGGCGAGGTTGAGGAACTACACCCCTCATCGGCAGGCGGTATCAAGCCGACTTACACAACCACGGTCCGAACCCCCGAGCGCTTCAACGATTCCAGCCGGTGGATTGAGCGTTTCCGCTGGGAGAGTGGGGTCTGGATGATCTGGGACGGAGTAGTGACTAGCGCCCCCGCCGGCAGCGTTAGTGGGGGCGACGGACTACGCAGAGGGGGCCTTGTCAATATCGACAATCTTAATAATCAGATCAACTACACCATCTACAGAGAGTACCTAGACACACGGGTAGAAGATCCCGCCAGCTCAGGCACGGTTCCAACAACAGGTGGAACGGGTTCGGGCCTAACCGTTGTGGTTACTCGTTGGTCAAATGGCTACATGGAGTTTGCAGTTGCAGAAAAGGGAAAGGGCTACCAGTCAGGGGATCAAGTGAGCTTGTCTTATCAGGGAACAACCTATGCGCTAACGATTAAGACCAACGATCGCATCTACGAAGGCGCGGGGCAGGACTGGCATCAGTACGGCGCCAACCTCAACCCCTACGACGCAATTGCAGACCTGCCGAAGTACGACGCTGAGAACACCAGCCACATGGACGGCCCTGAGCACGAGGTCGTCTATGTGAACGAGCAGCTAATTCAGCAGCCCCCCAACTACGACGACCTAGCGGTGCTGGGGTTGCGGCTCAACGCCAGCAAGGAATGGAGCAGCTTCGCCCAGCTCAGTGCCTACGTGCAAAAAGGTATCGTGGTGGAGCGCCTACTGGACGACAGCGGCAACCCCACCAGCGGACTACGCGGCCCCACCAACAACTTGGCGGAGATCGTCTACGCCCTGCTGACCGATGACAAGCTCGGCGCCGGACATGTGATCGGCAAGGCTGCGGTCAACCGTGATCGCATGACCTTGGCGGCAAGGTTTTGCCGCGCCAACGGCTTTACCTGGGATGGCGTCGTGGCCAGCCGCCTGAACTTGCGCGACTGGATTTTCGAGCAGGCGGGGTACTGCCTATTGGACTTCACGGTACTGGGCGGGCAGTTCAGCCTGGTGCCATCAGTGCCCTACAGAAGCGACTTCAATATCGCCAATAGCGCGAAGGTGCCGATCAGCGCCCTGTTCACCGACGGCAACATCCGCAACCTGAAGGTGACCTGGCTGAGCCCCGAGGAGCGCCAACTGTTCAAGGCGGTGGTGAAGTGGCGGCAGGAGAAGCTCAACGGCTTCAGCCAGGAGCGCATGTTCACCATGCGCTTCTCAGACAGTCAGGGCGGACGCGATGACGATCCAGAAGAGCAGTTCGATCTGACGGGCTTCTGCACCACCCAGCAGCAGGGCCTGACCTTTGCCAAGTACGCCCTCAAGCTGCGCAAGGAAATCGACCACGGCCTGACTTTCGAGACCACGCCCCAGGCAGCGATGGGGCTGGAGCCTGGGCAGTATTTCCGCCTGGTCTCCGAGGTGACGCACACCAGCCGCTTCAACAACGGCGTCATCAGCAGCGATGGGCTGGTGATCAGCACCAGCGGCCTGGGCGACGGCAACCACCAGATCCTCTACTGGAAGCCAGGCACAACTGAGGTGCAGGAAGCCACGCTGACGGTTGCAGGCGGCACCGCTCAGCAGGATTCCTTGCGCGGCACGGTGTTCACCCTCGCCAACTCCACCACAACGAGCAAGACCTACAAGGTGGAGACGATTTCCTATGGCGAGGGTGGCTTTGTGGAGGTGGCCGGCAGCTACCAGCCAGTTACTGCAACGGGGGCACTGACTACGCTGCAATGGGGCGACGGCGACTACTTCATCGAGGCGGGTTAATGGCAGCGGTTGCTTTCCCAGCTCTGGCCCCCACGGGTCGCCGCTACAGCCCAGGGCGCTATGCCCAAGGCGAGTTCAAGGCACTAAATGGCGCCACCACAACACTTCGGTACGGCAACCGCCGATCTGACGCAGAGCTGGATCTGACCTTTGCCAACATCTCAGATGCCAACGCCGCTGCCTTGTTGAGCCTGTATGAGCGCACCATGGTGGCGGGTGACTGGATCACCTTCACCGGCGTCGATGGTGCTGCTGGGGCGGGTAGCGCCTTAGCGGCCTACATCCGCGAGGTGGGCGGCAGCGGGTTGCGGTGGCGCTTCAGTGAGCCGCCCGGCGTTGACAGTGTGGTGCCAGGGCGCTCAAGCGTGTCAGTCCGTCTGGTTGGCCAACTTGACCCCAACTAGGATGAAAGCACCTAGGGGCAACAGGTTGTGGCAGTTCTCAGCGGCAAAGACGGCAGCCTGAAGTTTGATGGCGCCGACATCGCCAGGGTGCGCAGCTGGTCACTACAGGGCGGTTTCGACACGCTGGAGACCACTAACCTCGGCCAGATCGCCCGTGAGTATGTCCCCGGACTGAAGAGCGCTACGGGCAGCGCCTCGATCTTCTACCACGATGACAACACCACGCTGCAATCGGTGCTGGATAACTGTCTGACCACCGGCAATCCTGCGATTGGCGCGTTTGAGCTGAACTACGGCACCAAGTCGGTGAAGTTCAAGGGTTATGTGAATAGCGTCTCGTTTGCCTGCTCCACCGGCGAGGTGATGAGCGCTGAGGTCAGCTTCACGATGAGCGGCGATTACACCAGCCTGACTCTCTGATCGTGGGTGTCCTCTTAGGCGAGTCGGGTCAGGTCGAGCTGCGCCGCACGGGGCTCGACGAAGTGCTGCGCGGGACGGTGGCCCGCTCGGACGTGAATTATGTCAAAGACCGCTTCTCCTTCAACTTTCCGCTGGGCAGTCTGATCACGGGGGATCAGGTCGAGATCAAGGCGGTCGATGGCAGCTATCTCGACTTCATCCCACCTTCGGCGTGGAAGCACAATCCAGCAGGGCTGCCGATGCCTGCTGCGCCTGGCACCGAGGACTACAACAACGCCAGCGTCGCATTCCGCTACGGCACCAGCAGCGAGGACTACCTAAACCCCGACATCAACAGCGCCGCCACTGGGCGACCCCTGGAGGACGACTACGCCAGCGGCTTCACCAGCGCTGAGTTTGCGGCTGGCACGGCGGACTACAACAACGCCGATGTGCAGCCCCGTGGTTCGCTGGGCTTTCTGACCCAGTACCGCGACGGGGTGTTCTACCTATTCGTGGATGAGGTCGGTGCGATCCGCCTGTACCAGCGGTTTGACGATGCCATCAGCGGCGAGCCCAACGGCAGAGTGCAACTGGTGGACCCACTCCACTCGGTTGACATCGAGGTGCGGGTGCGCAACAACAACGAGCGGATCTTGGCGCAGGTGGTGAGCTTCGAGCTGAACACCGAGCGTGATGCGGTGGATGTGACGGCCCTCACCGACGAGTTCAAGCGCAATGTTTCTGGGTTGATCAGCGGCAGCGGGCGCATCGAGTGCTTCTTCGACTACGAACGCCGCGACTGCGACCCGATGACCAACGGCGTCACCGCCGGCTGGCTGGAGATGCCGATCTACATGAACCAGCTGCTGGTGCGGACCAAGATCGGCAGCGAGTTCTGGGCCAAGCTGACGCTGGTGCGTCGCGGGGCCAAGCCCTACGGAGACCGCGATGACTACGACGATGAGGTCTGGTACGAGTTCGACGCCCACATCACCAACGTGGGGATGGCATTCAGTAGTGCCGAGCCCATCCGCACCACCATCGAGTTTGTGACCACCGGGCAGATCAAGCTCCGCACTCGCTACACCAGCTCGTACCTACTGCGGGAGGGCTCCGGTTCAAACCGGATGCTGCTGGAAGGGAACCGGCATGGTTTCCTCGTGGTGGAGGAGAAGGACTGACGCTCGTAGACTGGCTTTAGCAGTGCGCTCCAGGGCAGTTGTCGGACCTTCGTATTTCAGAGCTGAGTCCGCTGCTCCCTGCAGATGCGGAACCCACTGATGACCTTGCGGTCGTCGATTATTCAGCGTCCGAAACCAAGAAGCTGAGCCTGGCGGGTGCTGTTGCAACTGGCTTGCGGGTGGTACCGAACGGGACAATTCCCGGCACCAAGCTGATCCCCGAGAGCGTGACGGGAACGGAGATCGCATCGGGTTCGATCACTCGCACCGAGCTGGCACCCGATGCCGTGGTGACGCTTAACGTCGCCGATCTTGCGATCACAAATGCCAAGCTGGCGGCGGGTATTGACGGGGCCAAATTGGCAGTAGGCAGCGTTGGCGCTGCTCAACTGTCGGCCAACGCCATCACCGCCGGTGGGCTGGCTGATGGTGCTGTGGGCACCGCTGCCGTTGCGGACGGCGCCATCACCAACGCCAAGTTGGCAGCTGGCATCGACGGGGCGAAGCTGACCGCGGGCAGCGTCGATAACACCAAGCTGGCGCCTGGCATCGACGGCGCCAAGGTGGTGGCTGACAGCATTACCGCCCGCGAGCTGGCTGCCAATGCGGTCACCGCTGTCGAGTTGGCGGATGGTGCTGTGGACACTGCCGCCATTCAACTTGCTGCCGTCACCAACGACAGGTTGGCTGCCGGCATTGACGGGGCAAAACTGACGGCTGGCAGCGTGGCAAACGCTGCGCTCGCTGCTGGCATTGATGGCGCCAAGTTGGTCGCCGATAGCGTCACCACCACCCAGATTGCCGCCAACGCGATCACCGCCAGTGAGCTGGCAGACGGCGCAGTGGACACCGTTTCCGTCGTGGACGGCGCCATCACCAACGCCAAGCTGGCCGCTGGGATTGATGGGGCCAAGTTGGTGGCGAACAGCGTCACCGCTGCGCAGATCGGGCCTGACGCCATCACGGCTAGCGAGTTGGCGGATGGGGCGGTGGATACCGCTGCGGTGCAGGATGCGGCGATCACCAACGCCAAGCTGGCGGCTGGGATTGACGGCGCCAAGCTCACTGCCGACAGCGTTTCAGCCAGCAAGATCCCAGCCGCGAGTCTGGACCGTGGGTTGGACAAGACCAGCGGCGCCATCGGTCACACCAACACCGTCACCGCTGGTAGTCGCAACGGCATCACCTATGACGCCCAGGGCCATGTCACAGGCACAGTGGCCTTGGGCCCTACCGATTTGCCTCTCGCCACTGCAACTCAAGTTGGCGGGGTGTCGGTCCCTGCTGCGTCTGGACTGAGTGTCAGCGGCATCGGCGCCCTGGCGCACACCGACACGATCACACCGGCCACGGTTAACGGGCTGACGATCAACAGCACAGGGCATATCACCGCTGCTGTGCCCCTGGCGTCCAGCGATTTACCCACGGCCACACAACTTGCCAAAGGTGGCGTCATTGTCCCCGGCCCCGAGCTGACCATCAATGCTGCCGGTGCGATTGCCCACGCCGACAGCGGCGTTGCTGCCGGCACCTACTCCAAGGTGACGGTTAGTGCCAAGGGTCATGTGACTGCAGGTGCTGCTCTATCTCCAGCCGACATCCCCAACCTGGATGCCAGCAAGATCACGGGTGGCACCTTCGACGCTGCACGGATCAAGGACGGCAGCATCACCCGTCAGATGCTGGCTGACTATGCAATCACCTACATCCAAGAGGCCAACCCGCCTACTGCGGGTAACCACGCTGGAACGCTGTGGCTGCAGGAGAGCACCGGGCAACTGCGGATGTGGAACAGCAACAGCTGGTTCCCCATTGGCTTCGGGCGACTGAGTGCGGAGAACCTGCGGTACTGCGGCACCTTCAACGCAGCGACTGGTGCAATCAGCGGCGTCACGCAGTTCGGTACGACCGAGGGTTTCAAGCTGGGCGATCAGGTGCCAGCCGCTAGCGACAAGCTGGCTGGCGTCTACCTCGTCGTTGCCACCCCTGGCAACGGCACGACAGCCACGGCAGGCGTCACCTACGACAACGGCGACTGGATTCTGTGCAACGGCGCCACCGCAGGCTGGACCCGTATCGACACGCTCAGCGGAGGCGGTGGAGGCGGTGGGGCCACGCACCTCAACGACTTGCTAGATGTGACGATCAGCACTGGCGCCGTTGCTGGTGACATGCTGCAGCTCGCCGCCTCCGGCCAATGGCTGAATGTCAGCGAACTTGACGGGGGAGCTTTCTAGTCAACCCAGCGCCAATTTTTGCGCTTATGTATAGCGCAGATAGTGCTTTCAGTTACGCCGTACTCACGCGCCAGATTGCGACCTGTCTCTCCGTTTATCCTGCGACACCGTATTTCTCGAACCTTGTCTTCGTCTAAGCTGCTGTATCCATACTTATTGCGAGATTCTTTGCCGTAGAAATTAGGAGGCGTGCAGGCCGTCTTGTGAGCTACAGAGTCCTCCCAGTTTTGCCTGGCTGTGCCTGCGTAGAGGTGGTCTGGGTTGCAGCAACGACTATTACCGCAACGGTGGTTTACCTGCAGGTCGCCAGGGTGCTCAAAAAACAGTGCGTAGGTTCGCCGATGGGCCGCGCCCACTTTTGGAAACCCTGGCATTTCGTGGCACCAGTTCCCGTAGCCGGGAGTCCCACAGCTAGCCACCCATTCCCAGCAGTCTTGCGGCAGGCCAATGCGGACCTTCCGTACGAAGTATTCCCACGGGCCTGCGGCCCTTACCATGTGATGCATCAGCTCATCTCTAGTGAGTTGGTCACGGGGCAGGCGTGTCACCGCGCTGCTCCACCTCTATGTTACCGCCTTAACTAAGCTGGGTGGAGCCCGCACGGGCGTCCCCTCGCTGAATAGCAAGTGCCCATTCGCATAAAGTCCAAAAATTCAGTTGTCAAGGACAAGGCCCCGCTGCCTGCAGACCTTGAAATCGGCGAACTTGCGCTGAACGCGCACCAAGACAGCCCCGCGATCTACCTGAAGGATGCGGCTGGTGCGGTGCGCAAGGTTGCGGGCGACGGCGCAGTGGGGGCTACCCAATGGACCCGCACCGGCACGGAACTCAGCCCGAAGACAGCTGGCGACTCGGTGTTCACCAGCAGCGCGGTGAA